CCGTCTCGCCCCCCTCCGACCCCCACCCGGCGGAATGGGCGGCGTTGCAGGTCCCCGTTGAAAACTCGGAACGCTCGGGCATGTTTGACCCGTCGCAAACCCGCTGGTTGGTCAAGCCAATGGGATGCATGGGCGACTATGTGACCCGCCACATGGTGATGCTGTTTCCGACCGGAGAGGGGAAATCGACCTTCTTTGAGGCGATCACCTGTTGGATCGTCTCCGAGTCTCCCGGCTCGACACTCTACGCATCACAGACTGACTCCGACGCGCAGCTATGGGCTGAAACCCGACTCATTAAATCACTCCGTGGATGCGAACCGATCAAGCCGTTGTGGCCGTCGCAACTCAGAAACTCGGTTCGCAAGGACGCCATCGTATGGCCGCACATGTTCCAACTTTTCGGTGGGGCGAACATGAGCAACTTCCAAGAAAAATCCATTACCTTTGGACTCGGGGACGAGGCATGGAAATGGAAGCACGGCATGGTGCGCGAGTGGCTCGGGCGATCTCACAACCGCGAAAACCGGAAGTTCGTTCTAGCATCCCAAGCGGGTGAAATCGCCACCGAGGACGGCATCGGTCAAACCTCAGAACTCCACCTGGAGCACGATAAATGCCGCAAGTGGGATTTCGCATGGCAATGCCCTTCCTGCGGATCCGTTCACCCGTTCAAATTTGAACAGCTCGCATGGGACGAGATCAAGCGCGAGAACGGCACACCCGATGACCAGGCGACCGCCGACACCGTGCGCCGGATCTGCCCGAATGAGGAATGCAAAGCGGGGTTTGCCGACACGCCTGCGAACCGCCGAATGCTGCATGACTCCTACCAGGAGAACGACGGATATTTACTGACTGACGACAACGGACTGCGCGGCTACGAGGGATTTCATCTCGACGCCGGCGGGATCTGGTGGATCCCATGGGCGGAAGATGTGCTGCAAAAGAGTGTCGCTGACCGACAGATGGCCATTGGCGATCACACCCAGCTCAAGCAGTGGTTCCAGAAGCGGCGGGCTATCGGATGGAACGAATCCCAAGGCGCGAAGACGATCACGATCCGGCAATCCGGCTACACCCGCTCCGACTACGAGGAAGCGCGGAAAATCGACAACGAGAAAATGCGCTTCTGCACGATTGATGCGGGCGGCGACCACTTCTGGTTAGCGATCCGCGCATGGGCAGAGGGTGGCGATTCAAGGTTGCTCTATTGCGGCTATGAACCATCCGAGGCGCAATGCGAGGAAAAGCGGATCATGTATGGCGTCTTGCCGGATCTGACATTCCTTGATGTGGGATTCGATCAAGAACGCATGGCTGGTATCATAACCACATACGGATGGCAGGGCATCAAGGGCGATGGCAACCGGAAGAGTGGATGGGAATGGGAGATCAAAGCAGGACCAAAACGCGGACAAAAGGAAATCCGACTCTATTCCCGGCCATGGCACGCGAAGGCAAAAAACGGAGCGCGGGCGAAGTGCTGGCATGTCTCGACGACGCAGCTGCAATATATCCTGCAACGACTCATCGACGGGCAAGGCGCGGAGTGGCTAGCCTATGACGACGCCCCACCGGCCTACGCGAAACAACTCAACGGCGAGCGATTGATGACGAAAAAAGACGCCCGTGGGCGCGATGTGGAGGAGTGGACACGCGTCGGGGCTAACCATTTTAGAGACACGGAGGTCTATTCGCTCGCCGCCGCGCTGATGTATCGGGTGTTTGCTCCGGTTGCGGATTGACCGATCCACCCATCCCGGTTAGGTGCATGCATGGTAAGCGCAAAAGAATCGAAGCCCCCAACCCTCGCTGAGATCGCTGAGTCACTGGGAATCCCCAGGTGGAGAGCGAACCAGTTCCAAGCTCAGGGTATGCCGATTGATTCAATTGAATCGGCTCGGGCATGGTGTGAATCCAAAGCGATGAAGTTTTACGAGTAACACCCATGCAGTCAATATCCCCGCCGGTTCATTCCGAGCGGGGATTTTTTATGCGACTTTGACATTCGCGCCACGGTGGGGATTGCAAGCCCGTGAACGTTGCCAGCCTTGGAAATACCATTTACTCCGCCATTTACGGCGATGCTGCCGCCCAAGCGAAAATCCGGGGCGAGTTCTCAACGCTGGCAGTCCTGATTGCAACCGACCCCAACGCATCCGCCCGCATCACAAGTGCAACGGTGAATGGCCAGACATTCACCTCGCAAAGCGCGATGACTAATGGTCAGCGGTTGCAACTCCTGCGCTGGGTTGTCGCCTGCATTGATCGAGGAAGCCCGATCTCCACCACCCAGATTCCAACGTTCTAACCATGGCCATCCTCAACGAATTCGGGCAACCCTACACCTTCGCGCATGCCGCCGACCGATCCAATCGGCGCGGCCCGCAGCACCAGGTGAGGAATGATGACATCGACAAGCTGATTCCGTCGCATGACCGCAGGACGCTTTGCAGCCTGTCAAATCGGCTGTTCATGAATATGGGTGTGCCTCGCGCATGTATCCTCCAAAAAGCTGATTTCGCCACGGGTGAGGCATGGATTCCATCCTACATCGGGCCTGACGCAGACGCCGGGAAAGCCATCTCAAAATTCATGGCGGATGTTTGGTGTCCTCAATGCGACACACGCGGTGGGATCTTCGATTGGTGGAAAATGCTGGAGCTTTCCAGCGTCTCAATCGACCGCGACGGCGAGATTTTCTGGCTGATGGTCAAGGGTGATGACGGGTTTCCCCGGATTCAGCTCATCCCCTCGCATCGCTGTTATTCGGCCCACTCAAGCGACGGGATCGTCGCAGATGAGGGACCGTTTAAAGGCTACCGCATCAACGACGGAATCATCTACTACCGCAGCGGTCGCCCCGCCGGCTACCGCTTCAACGTTGGCACGATGGGAAGCCCAGTCTTCAAGGATGTTCCCGCCGCCGAGGTGATCCATCTTTTCGACCCGACGCACTGCGAGCAGGGGCGCGGACTCCCGGCCTTCACGCATGCGCTGGAGTCGCTGAAAATGTCGCTATTCTCGACCGAGGACGAGCGGATCCGCCAGCAAATCATCTCCCGGCTCCACCTGACGATTTTCAACGACAGCGGCGGCCCCGATCTAGACGACCCGGTCAACAGCCTGGCAGGCGAGGCTTCGTTAGAATCCGGCTTCTCAAGCAAGGCATTCCCCGGCGGCGTGATGTATCTCCCCGCCGAGGGTAATCAGCGCATCGAGCAGATCAAGCACGACAACCCCGGCCCGATCTGGGATTCCTTCCAAGACCGCATCGTGCGTGACGCCGTGATTTCCGTCTGGTCCTACTCCGTATGGAAAGGCGCAGGCCAAGGCACCGCAGAGCGTGGCGAGGTGCTCAAATGCCGCCGATTCGTCACCAAGCGCCAAGGTCAGCTCTGGTATGGTGCCAAGCGTGCGTTTGCATGGGCTTACTCGGTTTTCGCGGAGTCTGGCAGATTCGCCCCACTGAAAAACCCGACCGCATGGAGCTTTTCCTATCCGCCACGACTAACCGTTGACGATGGCCGGGAATCCAAGATGGAACTCGATGAACTCGTGACCGGATCGCGCAACCTGGGCGAAGTGCTTGGCGCTCGCGGGCTAACTGAGGACGAATTTCTCGACCAACGCGCCCGCTCGGTGTGGTTGCGCAAATACAAAGCCCAGAGCATTTCTGACGAACTCAACGCCAAGCACGGCGCGGAAATCACCGTGGAGCCGCGTGAGATGTTCATGCAGACCGCAAACGAGATGGGCGAACAATCCGAAAAGGAGGCGCCTGAACCCCCAACCACTCAAACGAATGAACCTGATTCAGACTGAAAACAAAGCAGGCAAGGTCAAGCTGACTGACGCAATCATGCCTTGGTCCGTTGAAAAACTAACCGAGGACATCGGCAAACTTTTCGGCGCAAAAGCCGCAGCAGAGGGCGCGGACTTCGGTGCGATCACGAATTACGCGGAGAACGCCGTGGATACGCTGGAAATCGAAATTAACTCCCCCGGCGGCAGCATCTTTGACGGTTACAACATTTACAACGAAATCCTCTCATTGCGCGAGCGTGGCGTCGTCGTGACGGCGACCGTTACCGGGATGGCGGCTTCGATGGCAAGCGTGATCTGTATGGCGTGCGATGTGGTCCGCATGGTACCACATGGGAAAATGATGATCCATGAGGCATCGCAAGGAGTCCGCGGTAATGCCGGGGAACTCCGCAAAGCCGCCGACCTGCTTGATGGGCTTTCTAGCGACATCGCTCAGATATACGCGAACCGCACCGGCAAATCGCTGGAAGAAATGCGCACGATGATGAAGGTGGAAACATGGATGACTGCCAAGCAAGCGGTCGACCTCGGCTTCGCAAACGAGGTATTTGACATTCGCGGGGTAAAGCCGAAAGCAGAGGTCATGAGCATCCTCTCAAAACTATTTCCCGGCAACGATGAGGTTTCCAAGCTGGAAGCGTCCTTCGCTGAAAACGATTCCCTCCGCAACGACCTGACCGCAGCACAAGCTCGCATCACCGAGTTGACCGGACTTGTAGAAGCTAACGCATCGCTGCAATCCGAGGTTTCCGCACTCACTACCGCCAAGGCCGATCTTGACGCCGCTCTTGTGACCGCATCCGCCGAACTCGCCGCAAAGGATCTGGAAATCGAAGCCGCTAAAGCATCCGCCGGCCAACTCGCCACCCAGACGCTGGCATCTATGGGGCAACCGGAACCGCTCAACATCGAAGGCGATGAAAAGCCGAGCACCAAAGAACTTTCCCGCGAAGCATTCAATGCACTCGCTCCATCCGCCCGCCTCGCATTCGTGAAGGCTGGCGGCAAACTCTCCTAAATCAAAACCACTCACATCACTGAATTATGGCTAACACCTTATCGAATCTCATCCCTGACGTTTACGCTGCGCTCGACGTGGTTTCCCGCGAACTTGTCGGAGCGATCCCCGGCGTCTCCCGCAACGCATCCGCCGACCGTCTCGCCGTTGGGCAAACTCTCCGCTCGACCGTTGCGCCGGCCAACAGCACCGCCACCTTCACGCCGGGTATGGCAATCCCTGCTGCCGTGGATCAAGCCATCGGCAAAAAGGACGTTGCGCTGACCAAGAACAAATACGCCGCTTTCTCTTGGACCGGAGAAGAGGAGTATGCAATGAATCAAGGACCGGGTTTCCTCACCATCCAACAAGACCAGATCGCGCAAGCCTTCCGTGTCCTTGTCAATGAAATGGAATCCGACGTCTGCACCGCGCTCTATCAAGGTGCATCTCGTGCAACCGGAACCACCGGAACCACTCCATTTGCCACCACTCTCGGTGACTCCGCGCAAATCCGCAAGATCCTCGACGACAACGGCGCTCCGGTTTCGGGTCGTTCGCTCGTCATTGATACCTCCGCTGGTGCTGCTCTCCGCACGCTTGGTCAACTCACCAAGGCTAACGAAGCCGGAACCGCGATGACCCTCCGCGATGGTGAGTTGCTCAACCTCCACGGATTCTCGGTTCGCGAGTCCGCGCAGATCCAGCGTCCAACCGTTGGAACCGGAGCTAGCTTCGTCCTCAACGGTTCGCACGCTGTCGGGGCAACCTCGATCACCGTTAAAACCGGAACCGGAACACTGCTCGCTGGCGACGTGATCACCATCAACAGCAAGAACTACGTTGTTGAAACTGGACGCTCTGGAGTTGGTGCTTTCACCATCGCCGCGCCAGGCCTTAGGGATGCAGGTGCTGACGGAAACACCGTTACGGTTCTCGCCACCGGATCACGCAACCTCGCGTTTTCTCCAAATGCGCTGACGCTCGCCACTCGTCTCCCGATCTTCCCAAGTCAGGGCGACCTCGCTATCGACAACGAGATCATCACTGACCCACGCACGGGCATCAGCTTTGACCTCCGCGTCTATCCCGGTGACGGTATGGTCCTGTATCGCGTTCACGCTCTTTGGGGTTGGAGCGTCACCAAACCCGAGCACGCCGCCATCCTCCTCGGTTAATCTCTCTGGGTTGTATTGTTGGTTTCATGCAGCCGCCGTCTCGGGAAACCGGGGCGGCGGTTTTGACTTTCGCGGAGCGGTGATGATACGAGGCGCATGAGTATCGTTTCCACTTACGCCCGCAGTATGGCGTCACAAGCTTTTCCTATGATCGGCGAAGAGGTTGTCACCATTGGTGTAGTCTCGCTCTCATGCGTCATTAATAGCGCAAGGCATGGCAAGGACTTCTCAAGCGGTGGATTTGAAACGACCCGTAGCTTAACCGCGGTCTGTCAAAGTTCAGCGATGCCGGGCACTTCCATCCTTAAGAAATCTGCCACGGCTCGCGGTCAGGCATACAGGGTCGAGACTGTCGAGCCAAACGGAGACTTTACCACGATCACATTGGAGCAAGTCGAAAAGGCATGAACGCCAAATTCGACATGCCCAAGCTTGAGCGCAGCATCAAGCGTTTCGCAAATGATTTGGGCGACAACAACGCGCAGGCGATTGCCCGTTGGGGCGTCCAGACCTGTCGGGAGTTGGCAGGATCCACCCAGGCCTTCGGAAAGACGACAGCATCCAAGAAAAAGCAGTGGAACAGCATCGAAGCGGGGGCGCGAACCATCCTTAATATCGTCCCGAGCCTAGGGAAGAAAAAGGTCCGGGTATTACGGACAGTTTCGGAAGCCTCTGCATATATCGACTCAAAAAGAACCAGGCGCGGCAGGACTCGCCCCGTCCCAATTCATCACCGACCATTTATCACTGAAAAGCTTTTCGCTGACACTCTGAAGTCGCGGCGACTTCAAGCAGGTATCGCAAAAGGTGGTTGGCTCGGCGCAGGTCAAGATATCGCCGCCGCTCAGAAGGGATCCGACCGCATCAACATCGGCAAGAACTTCCTCGGCTACGCGCAGAAACACAGCTCATTCGGTAAATCGACCCACCCGGTAGCGGGCTGGAGTCCATCCGCGAAGCTCACCAACAAGGCGAGCCACGTTGCATCCAATCACGTCCTCAAAAGCTCGCACATCGAATCTGCGGTGCAGTGGGGACTACGGAAAACCCTCACTTGGTATCGGTCGGCGCTCCGACGCCAAAACCAGAAGCAAAAATCATGACTGTCATCACATCACTCGCGGAATGGATCGCGCTCAAACAGGTTTACCTCCCATCCATTGAATCACTGCCCATCGTTAAGATGGGCGACGACGGCGACCTATCCCCGCCGTTCCTCGGCATCATGGAGGAGTCATCGAGCGACCATGAAACCAACGGCGTCATCCTGCGCGGGGTCACCGACTATCAAATCACATGCGAACTCCACACTGTGCCGGCAGATGAGGATAACGACGGCACATCACCGGAGGACGAGCGGCAGATGCGCCGTGACCTTTACGATATCATCGGAGACGCGGGAGCTATCACATGGATGGATGGGCGGAACAATTCCCGCATATTTGACATTCGGACCGCAGCCCCGACGACAGAGGCAAGCGATGGTCGAAGGGTTTCCCGGTGGAACCTTCAGATCGTCGCCTGTCCCTCTTAACTACCTTTTACCATGGCCGCAACAGTTCACGGAGCATCCCGATTTGGCATCGCAGACGATTCAGCATCCACCGGGCTTCTGCTTGGTGACCTGTCCTATGACTACAGCGTCGAAATCACCTACGCGATGAATCATGTGGGCAACAAGGTTTCGATGGCGCTACTCAATGATATGACGGAGGTGACCGCTTCCGGTGTTGTTGCGGTCAAAGCCACCGGGATGATTGTTGACCTGGGGGATGCGCTGACACTCGCCAATGCCACCGCTGACGGTCTGAATCTCAACTCTCAGAACCTCATCTCCACGCCAGTCGCCAACGCTGGAACTGTCATTTCCGGCGCAAGCTTGAAGCGGGTTAATTCCGACTTCGAGAGCGGTGAAATCAAGGCGATCTTCAATCCCCTCATCGCCACCAACTCACCTTCGACCGTGAGTTAACGGAGCATCCACCATGACAGGAAAAAAGACATTCGGATGCGGCGACATCAACCTTGCGGCGTGTATCCTGACGATGGGAGTCCCCCCCGACTCACGCGACCCGGTTAGTTTGATTGCCAGAGATAACGGCAAGGATTACATCCGCTTCCATTTCAGCGAAGAATCCCCCTGCGGGTTTTACACCCCGGAGGCACTCTCGCACGCATGGTCGAACGTCGAATCATTCAAGTCGGAACATCCCGGCCATGCATTCGGACTACTGATGGATTTCATCGCGCATCGCCCGAATGGCTGCACATCGCAGGACGACTGGATCGCGCACGCGGCGGCGTTCCTGGGACTCCCGATTGATGGAGTGCGCAAGACCTTCCGGGACATTGGCCGCGTATGTATGGCATCGCCTGAGTCTCCGGTTTCCTACGTCTGCGCATTCATCCGCAACCGACTCGATCTAGTGGTCGCGGCAAAGGACCGCCAGAAAAAAGGCGAGTTCGGAAACATGCAGGACCGAGGGAAATCCATTTCCATCATCCCGGCAAAAGCCCCGAAGCGCATCCGCGATTTCCTGCTTTCCCATATCAGATAAGACCATGACACCAAAAAAAGCACAGCATCAATCCGTCATCGACGCCCCGAAGCAATCAGGAAATCACATGCTCCACCCCGCCACCTTCGGCTTGTTGGAATGGCTCCAGGGCAAGCGCAAGAACCCGTTACTTGTCGGCGGCAACGCTGAACTGAAACACGCGGGCGAGCTTTGTTTCGCATTCACGCTCCCATCAATCGAAGTCTGCGCCATCCCCGACGCCAAGCTATCAGGACGGATTCAGGATTTCATGCACTCGCTCACGCCGGCAGAGTTCCACCGGATCCAAAAGCATGCCGAGGTCGAGCTTTTGAAGTTCCAGAAAACCGCCGTGGTGCCAAAAAAAAAGCCGACTCCACCCCGGCAGAAAGTCAAGAGATAGACCCATGCAGCACCGCTTCCATCATCTTCATTCTCGGGCAATGCGGCATCCCGTGGCGCGAGGCTTTGCACGAAATGCCGGTGGGGCTAGCGCATCAACTCATGGCCTGCCACTGGTTATCCCTCGGGCTGGAAATCGAATCTCCCACCGCGTCGGACATGACCAGCAATCTGGAAACCTTTAACGAACTTTCTAACCGGGAACACTCATGGCAGTTGGAACAACTTTAAAAATCAGCTTCGACGGTGCCGCCGTGCAACGCGGACTCGCGAGCCTTAACGCCGGATTCACAAACATCGCGAAGATCGGCGTGACGGCGTTTAAGTCTATCGGCGTCGGGGCTATCGCTGGCGTGGCGGGGATCACCGCGCTAGCTGTAAAGATAAACAGCATCGGCGAGGCAGCTATCTCATCTGACAATCGAGTCAAAAGCATCGTCAAGCAAATGGGGCTTTTCGGCACCGAGGCTGACGAAGTATCAAAGCGGTTGCTGGACTTCGCGGATGTAA